AAATACAGGAAATGATACAACATTAAGGACATTTTTACAACTTGCAACAATTGATGATATTATACGACATTTTTGTAGAGCAAGATTTGCAAATAATGCTACAACGTGTATTTCATTTGAAAATGAAACTATTATTAATTCTACTATTTTCTTTTGTAATGCAGCTCCAAATGAGTTTAATTATAGCACAAACCCTACATATATTGATGAAACAGGTAAAATTAATGTTGTTGACACATTAACTGATCAACCATTTAGTTATATTACGACAATAGGTTTGTATGATGTTAGTAATAATTTATTAGCTGTTGCAAAATTATCAAGGCCTGTTGAAAAGAATCCAAATAATAATTTAACTATAAGGGTTAGACTGGATTATTAATTTTATTTCTCTCCTTATTTTTTAATATTTATTATAAAAATAAAAGGTTTGTTAGTAATGACGATCATTGGATTAAATGATTCAAATAGAAACTTCGAAGAGATAAAAATTCTTAACGAAAATTCATTTAAATTAAAAAACGAATATACAACAGATAATTTACAAGTTTATGCAAACAATAATACTCGAGGCATTTCTGCAAATAATTACCCTTTAAGTGGTTATACTTCACAAGGTTTATTATCAGTTTATTCTTATCGAACAAAAAATATTAAACAGCATAAAGGTAATACAGTATATACTCCTGGACAACAAAATGTGACGGGAAATGGATATAACAATAATGTTTTTAACTATTACGATGATGAAGTATTATCAAATATTAATAATATTAGATTAGCAGAACGACCTACAAATGTTTCAGCATTAAATCTACGTGATGAATTAAATTCTAGTTTCTTTGGTGTCAAGAGACTCTCAAATGAATTAATTCCTTTTAGCAATACTTTGGCGAAAAAGAATATTGTTAGAAATTTATATAAAACAAAAGAATATCTAAATAAATCGTTTCATAATCAACAGTTTAGTCAATCAATTTACAATTATCACACTTTTAATTTTTTTAATTTACTACCTACTCAAAAATATCTTACGCAAAGTCAAAAAGATCAATTAAATAACAATACACACAAATCGATATTAATATACAATAATTCTAAAATCGATAATTCGAATATTTTTTTTGGAACTAATAAAAAATTATCGATTAATTTTTGGATAAATCCTAAAAGAACTTCGCATCCAGACAATCTATATAATCCAGGATGTATATTACATATACCCGGCATTGTTGCAGTATATCTTATTGCAGATATGACAGCTTTAAATTCGATGTCACAGCCGATTGAATTTAAAATTGGATGTGTTTTTGGAAATGATTCAAACAAATTATATAATAATTCAACAATTTCATCTTCAAAATTAGAATCAATAAGTAATTTATCTTTAAATACATGGCATAACATTTCTATTATAATAAGCCCATCCAATGCAATGATACTTGTTGATGATTTCGAAACATCTTTTAACGAGGTGAAAGCGCAGACATTTCAAAACTCTTCAATTTCTTTTGCACAAAACTATTCATCAATTTTTACAATAGGTAATAGATTAAGTGATGAAAATAATATTTGGTCATCTTCTAATTCTCGTAAATTAGTTACATCTTTTTTTAATTTTAACACTTATTCAAATCTACATTTAAATGAATTTGAAATAAACACAGATAATGATTGGGAAAGTAATGTATTACCATCAAATTTATTAAATATTAATACTAGAATTATTAAAAAGAATGAAGCTTATAATACACTTTATGCGTTAGAATCACATGCTTTAAACGCAGAAATTTATGGAATTTCAATTTTTGATAATGACTTATCAGCTTATACATTAAAAAATTATGGATATGGATATGACAAATCTATCTCTAACGATATAAATTTAATATTTTATTTACCCTGTATATATCTCTCTGAAACCGTACAAAGGAAAGGTTATATTAATTTAGGTTTAAGACATAATATTTCATACCAATCAGTTGTTAATCCATATTTTGCTCATAAAATATACGGACATGAATTATCTATCGAACATTTTGTAAGGGATATTGTTAATTTAAGATTGCCTGTTATTTTAGGTATGAATGGTAAAGAATACGACGGTTTATTAACTTCATCAAATAATTTATATAATGACGCTAATCAGCAAAATCAAAATCAATACAATCAAATGAAATTATCATTAGCTAATGATTTTTGGGTAAATGATAAAAATGTATCGACTATCTTAAATCAATTAGCATGTACACCTTTAATATTAACAGACACAAAATTAGTAAATCAAGATTTTCAATATGACAATTTAATTTATCGAAATAATTTTATTCTCCCTTGCGATAATGGAAAATCTAAAATTGACTTAACAAATATTTTCTCATTAACTAAAATATCAAATTTAATAAAGAATTTTAAAGATTTTTTCTATTTTAATTCAAATCCTCATTACATAAAAATAGACGCTCTGTATAAAGATAATGATCAATTTACATATCAAAAACCAACTGACTTTTTAAAAAACAATACACTTATAGATTATTTATTAAATGACACTCGTACAGTTTTTAACTCGTCTTTTATTACTAATGCAAGAAGAAATGGAATTACAACAATAACAAAAAATATTCATAACTTTTTTATTGAAAAATCGTCTTACTTAACTAGTGGTAGAAAAAATATACTTTTTCTTTGTTTACCATCAGGTTATACAAATATTACAGACGCTCAGTCATTAAACAACATTTTTTCAAAAACAAAACTGATTCCCGATCAATTTCAACATCTAACTTGTAATTCTATTTTTAAAAATATCGATAAAAAATACACATTGACAGGTGATGAATTAATTATTAATGCATTTAAAACAATCACTTTTTTAAACGAATTAACGTCATTTGATGATGAAACTATTTCAATTCCTTATTATAAATATTTTAATTCTCATTTTTCTTTAGAAGGCGATACACATGAAACACATTCTGTTTTATTTGACATTTCAAATTTATTTTATTCAGGTAAAATTTATCCTGATTCTGTCGAATTAAATGATGTTGATCTTAATGGCACAGGTGGTGCGTTAAGTATTAAATTAAAAGAAAATCGATGCTTGATGTATCGAGCTGATTGTGTTGGGCCTCATGCTACTTGGTCACATGTTGGTCATATTTTTCATTATGACGGTTTAATAAATATTTTACACCCGGGCTTGGCGAATTTTGGTGAAAATAATTTTAATATTAAACTTAATGGTGAACATTCAATGTTTTTATTGGAATATAATATTCCTGTCGAAAAAGGTGGTTTTAATATTTCAAATAATAAAACATATAAAAAGTTAAAACCCTCTAATAATTTATCAGATTTAGACGAAGATCAGTTTGTGTATATTACAGGCGTTAATTTGCATGATGAAAATTTAAATATTGTAGCAAAAGCAAAATTTGCGCAGCCTATTATAAAAAGAATGAATGATCGATATAACATTAGACTAAAAATGGATTTTTAATTTTCATAATTAAAAACTTCGTTATAAAATTTGTAATAGCTAATTTCGTTTAATATAATTTAAATTAAAAAGTGATTAAAAACAGATGCTTATAGGTTTAGATATTTCTTCCAGTATAGTTGGCGTATCAATATTTAATGATGATAATACATTATTTGATTTAAGAAATATTGATTTACGCAAAATTGACAGTTTCTTTAAAAAGGCCGATTATGTTCGAGCCAGATTGCAGGATATAAAATGCGAAATAACTTCACTCACTAAAAAAGTGCATATAATTTCAGTTGAAGAATGTGCACAGTCATTCCGTAAAGGTTTCTCATCTGCACAAACAATTTCAACACTAGCTAGATTTAACGGAGTTGTATCCCAGATCGCTTATGAGATATTTTATGTTGAACCATTATATTACAATGTCGTTTCATCTCGCAAATCACTAGGGATAAAACTGGATAAATCTGGCGAAATTGATACCAAAGAACAAATTGTTGCTTGGGTTTCATTACAAGAACCAACATTTAAGTGGCCTACAAGAATTTTATCAAAAGGTAAAAATGTGGGTACTCAAATTTACGAAGTCTATTGTTATGACATGGCTGATGCTTATGTCATTGGAAAAATCGCAGTTCAAAAAAATGCAGAAAACAACAACGGAAAAGCTTAATTTTATTAAAGATGTCGCTCAAAATTACAGAAATCCAAAAGGTAAAGCTGATATTGCTGTTTGGTGTCCATTCTGTAAAAACGACAATAAACACAAACTAAAAATGGTTATTGAGGTTGATAAAGGTATTTATCACTGTTGGGTTTGCAATTCAAAAGGCAGTAATATATCTTTTTTAATTAAAAAAATTGACCAAAAGAAATACGAAGAAAGTTTAAAATTCTTCCCACTCAGAAACAAGAGTATAGATAATTCTGAGTGGAATGATCTTTTAAAATTACTTAATAATGATAATTCTGATGATGCCACAACTGTTCAACAACAAGTTTCCATTCCAACTAAATTTGAATTTTGCGCATTAAATTTAAATGCAAAAGATCCAGATGTTAGAGATGTTGTAAATTATATTGTCAATAGAGGTTGTTCTGAACATAAAATGTGGATGCTTCGTTTAGGGTTATCTCGTGATTCAAACTTCCACAGAATGTTAATAATACCTTCATTTGATAAAGATGGAAATTTAAATTTTTATACATGCAGAAAAATTGATTCATCGACTCGAGATTCAACAAAATATAAAAATTGCGAAATTTCAAAAAAATCAATTATTTTTAATGAACTTTTAATAGACTGGACACGACCTCTAACATTAGTTGAAGGACCCCTAGATTTATTAAAAACGAATGATAATGCGACATGTTTACTAGGTAGTTCATTACCTATTGACAGTTTATTGTTTAAAAGAATTGTCGAAAATAAAACACCTATTATGTTAGCTTTAGATCATGACGCATATCAAAAAGCAATTAGAATTGCTCAAGACTTAATTTCTTATGATATTGATGTATCTATAATTGACACGTCAAAAGCTGATGATGTAGGTGATATGTCATTAGAAATGTTTAATGATCTATATCATCAGGCTTGTAAAGTCGATCCTGAAAGTTTATTATTAAGTAGAATTTTAAATATAGTTTAACACACAACAATAAAAAAAAGGATCAAAATGAGTTTTAAATGTATCCATATTGCAGATATTCATTTTCGAGGTTTAAGTCGACACGAAGAATATAAAAATGTTTTCAGCCAACTTTTTCAACAAGCTCGTGAAATTAAACCTGACGTTATCTTTGTGGGTGGTGATATTGTACATACAAAAACGCAAGGTATTTCACCTGAACTTATTGACGTTTTAAGCTGGTGGTTTAATAATTTATCATCAATTGCACCAACCCATATTGTGTTAGGAAATCATGATGGTTTAATTCAAAACCATGACAGACTTGACGCAATTACACCGATTGTTGATGCGTTAAATAATCCTAGACTATTTCTATATAAGAAAAGTGGTGTATACACAACTGGCGTCAAAGGGTTTAATTGGTGCGTTTTTTCATGTTTTGATGAAGAAAATTGGGTAAATGTCAAGCCAGTGCAAGGTGAAATCAATATTGCGACATTTCACGGAGCTGTTAAAGGAAGTACAACAGATGTTAATTGGGAGCTTGAAGGTGATGTTGATGTTGGCTTTTTTAATAATTACGATTTTGTATTATTAGGTGATATACACAAGATGCAGTATATGGATTTTGAAAAAAGAATAGCATATTCAGGTTCAACAATTCAACAAAACTATGGAGAGTCAATTAATAAAGGCTTTTTATTATGGGAAATTAATTCTAAAAATGATTATAAATCAACATTTTATTCATTAAAAAATCCAAATCCTTTTGTCACTGTCGAGTGGCAAGATACTTTTGAAAATACAATCAAAGAGTGTGATAAATTTGATAATTTTTCAAGATTTAGAGTAAAATCCAAACAGAAATTAGATATAAATAACACAAAATTAATACAATCATATCTTAAAGATCATAAAAAAGCTGTTGAAGTTGTTTTTAAGAATGAAGGTGTTAAAAATAGTGTATCATTAATTGATGAGACTAAAAAGAAATTCAGTATTTGGGATAATGAGATTAGATTGAAGATGTTACGTGATTTTTTTGATCATACTGTTACAAATGAGCAGATCAAAGAGATAAACGAACTTTTCGTAAAATATTTACAAAATCTGTCTCCTGAACAAGCGCTTAAATCATATCAATGGCAATTAAAAGATTTGGAATTCAATAATATCTTTTCATATGGTGAAGGAAATTATTTAAATTTTGATAATATGAATGGCGTTGTAGGTGTTTTTGGTAAAAATGCCATCGGTAAGTCATCGATTACAACAGCGTTAATGTATACACTTTTTAATTCAACTGATCGAGGATCTGTTAAAAATTTGCATGTTATCAATCATAGCAAAGAGAATTGCTCAGCCAAGGCTGTAATTGAAGTTAATAACAATAAATACTTGATTGAAAGAAATAGTAAAAAAGTTACAAATAAAAAGCGAAATGAGACATCTGCGTCAACAGATTTATCACTTACAAGATTAAACAATTCTGATTCAAAGACAAATGAATCAGATGAACAGCGTAGAGAAACAGAAAAAATTTTACGTGAATTAATTGGAAATGCCGATGAATTTCTAATGACGACATTCGCATCACAAGGTAATATTAACGCATTTATTAATGAAAAGAGTGGTAGTCGTAAGCACTTTATTTCAAAATTTTTAAATTTAGATATTTTTGAAGATTTATTAAAAATTGCTAAAGACGATTCAATTGAGATTAAAAGTAAATTAAAGAATGTAAATTCAAAAAACGGTAATAGTTCTTGGCAAATGCTTAGAAATGAAGCATATCAAAAAATTAATGAAAATTTAACACAAATTGAACAGTTTGAACAAAAGCTGGATCAAACTAAAACTGATGAGATTGATTGTAGAATTAATCTTGAAAACATTAAAAATAAAAATGTAGATTTATCTTCGATCAAAATTTTGCAAGAAGAATTATCTTTATTAAAAAATTCAAATCAAAAAGATATTACATTAAATGATAGATATGTTGAAGAAATTAGTGAAATAACATTAAAAATTGAAAAATTTGAAAAATTAAAAGCGTTAATTAATCTCCCCGAATTAGAAAGTGACAAAGAAAGACTGATTAATTTAAAGGCTCAATTAACAATGTCTATTACTAATTTCGAAAATTTACGACGAGATATTGATAAAAAAAGAAATGCACATAAACTTTTATCGAGTGTTCCATGTGGCGATAATTTTCCGACGTGTAGATTTATTAAAAACGCTTATGAAGATTATCAAAATATTACACAAAACGAAGATCAAATCATTGAACTAGAAAAGTCTATAATCGATTTAAAAAAAATTGTTGACGAAATTGAAAACAAGCAAATTTCATCAAAAATTGAAAAATATTATGAACATTTTAACAAAAATCAACAAAATGAACTGCAACTTAATTTATTGCAACAAAAGAAAATTCTGCAACAAAGTAAGATTGATGACAATAATTTAAAAATTGATAATTTAATAGACAAGTTAGATAAATTATCAATGTTAATTAATAATGACGATATCGCTTTACTAAAAGAATATCAAAATAAATTAACATTGATCAAGAATCAAATAACATCAATCGATTCAAATTTGTCTTCATTAAAAGGTGAAAATATTTATTTAAAGAAAAATATTGAAAACTACATAATTGAAGAAGAAAAAGAAAAAGAATTAATTGCACAATGGAAAATATACGAATTATTTATGAATTCAGTATCAAAAAAGGGTTTACCTTCAACTTTATTAAAAGAAATGTTGCCGTCTTTAAATAAGGAAGTTAAGGAAATCTTAAATGATATTGTTGAATTCACAATTGATATTGAGATACAAGATGACGATTTAGAGATTTATTTGAACAATCATAATCAACGTCGGATTATAGAAACAGCATCAGGAATGGAAAAAATGATCACTTCTTTAGCCATTCGTGTCGGTTTAATCAATATTAGCAATTTACCTAAATCAAATATTTTTATTATTGATGAAGGTTTTGGCGCTTTAGATGATACAAATATCGGAGCTTGTATAAAATTATTAGAAAGTTTTAAAAGATTTTTTAAAACAGTCTTGATTATATCACATGTTGATGCAATTAAAGATGCAGTTGATAATATTGTATACATAGAAAAGCAAGGAAATGATTCTTATGTTAGATTTGACTAAAGATAAGTGGAAAACGTTAGATAATGATTTCGTAGAAATTGAAACGAATGATATCAGAATTTTAAAGCACAAAGATTGGGAAGATATCCCGATTGACTGTCCACAGTGCAATAATCTTTTTGGAGGAGCTGAGGATGTCGAAGCTTTTAAACGACATAAAATGTGTGAAAGTTGTGAATTAAACAACTGGGCAAAGTTAACAAAAGAATAAAACAATATATATAATATTATAAAACAATAGAGGAAATAATGAAAAGTATTACAAATTCGCATGCTTTAGGACAATGTCTAGACAACGTTTTTAATTCAACTTCAGACGGTACACGTAAGGTTATTGCAAAATTATCTGGCAATTTATTAACACTAACTTTTCAAACAATTGCACAATTTGGTAGAGAACAAGGTTTACATGTACAAACAGATAAACTAAAAAATGAAGGTATTCAATTAATTACAGATCGTTTGAATGCCCTTAAATCATCTTTTAAAGATTTATGCCAAATATCTTTAAAGGCTCAAAAATGTAATGAGTCAGATTCTTTCGAAACAATTTCAACATCATCACTTTCACCTAGACGTGTTATCAAATATTCACTTAATATTCAATTTGAAATAAACGATTAATGGTATAATTTATGTCTATTAGACAACAACAAATTAATGAAATTCTTAAATGCGGAAAAGATCCTTCATATTTTATTAACACATATTTAAAAATTGAACATCCTTTAAAAGGTCTAATACCTTTTAAGACGTATAATTTTCAAGATCGTTGTTTAACTGACTTTAACGATCATCGTTTTAATATTATTTTGAAAAGTCGACAATTAGGTATCTCAACTATCGTTGCTGCATATTCTATTTGGCAAGCCTTATTTTATAAAAATAAAAATATCCTGATTATTGCAACAAAACTAGCTGTTGCTCAAAATTTTGTTAAAAAAGTCAAAGTTGCAATTGAAGCACTACCTCCATGGTTGGTACAATTTGCTCCAATCACTGCTAATAATAAACAACAAGTCGTGTTTAAAAATGGTTCTTCTATTAAAGCGATTCCTACATCTGATGACGCAGGTCGTTCTGAAGCTTTGTCTTTATTGATTATTGATGAAGCTGCTTTCGTTCGAAACTTTGATGAATTATGGACAGGTCTTTATCCTACATTATCAACGGGTGGTAGAGCGATTATTTTATCAACACCTAATGGTGTCGGTGGTCAATATTATGATTTGTGGTTAGGGGCAGAACAGAAAACAAATGTTTTTAACCCAATTAAACTCAGCTGGGATGTGCATCCTGAACGTGATATGAAGTGGTTTGAAGAAGAAACCAAGAACATGTCTGAAAAACAAATTGCGCAAGAATTATTATGTGACTTTTCAGCATCGGGTGATACATTTTTTCAAAATGCTGAAATTGATTGGGTCAGAAGTCGAACAAGATCACCAATTGAGATGACAGGACCAAATCAAGATGTTTGGGTGTGGCGTTATCCCAGAGAAGGTCATAAGTATGTATTATCAGCTGATATTGCAAGAGGTGATGGATCTGACTCTAGCGTTTTCCATATTATTGATGTTGATAATTCATCAATTGACGTTGAATATAAAGGTAAATTGACGCCTGATAATTTTTCACAATTAGTTTATGATTGGGCTAGACGTTATAATAAAGCTTTAGTCTGTCCTGAAAATAATACATATGGGTACATGGTTTTATCCAAATTAAATGATCTAGGATATCAAAATTTTCATTTTGAAAATGAAAGAATGAAATATGAGTTTACTTATGCTATGGACAAATCTGAATTTATTGCAAAGGCTGGATTTAGTACACAGAAAGATAGTCGTGCAAAAATTTTATCGAATTTAGAAGAAGCAGTACGTAATCACCGTTATGAGATAAACTCACTACGTCTTTATGAAGAGTTCAAAACGTTTATTTGGTTAAATAATAAACCTGTTGCAATGAAAGATCACCACGATGATGCTATATTATCCTGTGCAATTGGTTTATGGGTTGCAGATAAGTTTGGTTCGAAATTAAAATCAACAGAATCAACAACTGCCAATGAAATACTAAAAGGCATGAAGATAAATCAGACATCATCAGCTGATACTGTGATAAGCCCGTATTATAATAATCAGTTGACAAAACAAATAAATCCTTTTTTACCAGTGCCGATGAGTGATAGCATTATCGATACAGGTCAATCTAAAAAAATTAGTGCATTAGGTGATTTTTCTTGGTTGGTTAGATAAAAAAAGAAGTAAATTTTTATATTTCTTTGTATAATATTTATATTATTAAAATTACAAAAATCATTTGGAATATTAAATGGCAAAAGAAGATAGTTTATTTAAAAGATTAACTGATTTATTTCGTTCAGGGCCAACTGTTCGAAAAAAGGTAAAAGCTAATCAAAAGAAAACAGGTGGATCGCCTAGCAGTTTGGATTTATTTAAGAAAAATCATAGTGACGTGTATAATTCTACAATTTCTGCATATGGTTCATATGATAGAATGGCTCGTTATTCAGATTTTAGCGAGATGGAATCGACCCCGGAACTGTCCAGCGCCCTAGATATTTACGCAGAAGAAACAGTATCAGCAGACTCAAACGGAAAAGTCTTACATATCTATTCTGAAAATCGTAAAATTAAACAATTACTTGAAAATCTATTTTATGACGTACTAAATGTTGAATTTAATTTAGTCATGTGGGTTCGTAATCTCTGTAAATACGGTGATTTCTTTCTCTTTAATGATGTTTCACCTGAATTTGGTGTTATTAATGTTTTCCCTATTCCAATCGCTGAAATTGAACGTGAAGAAGGCTTTGACCCTGAAGATCCTTCAGCTGTTCGTTTTCGTTGGATTACACAAGGTAACAGAATTTTAGAAAACTGGCAAATCAGTCACTTCAGATTATTGGGTAATGACGCATTCTTACCTTACGGATCCTCTGTTTTAGAAGGTGCAAGACGTATTTGGCGTCAATTAATCTTAATTGAAGATGCAATGTTGGTTTATCGTGTTATTCGTGCACCTGAACGTCGCGTTTTTTATATTGATGTTGGTAATATTCCACCTGAAAATATCGCCGATTACTTACAACAAGCACAAACTTCGTTAAAAAGAAACACCGTTGTCGATAAAACTTCAGGTAAAGTAGATTTAAGATATAATCCACTATCAGTTGATGAAGACTATTTCTTACCTGTACGTGGTGGTGATACAGGTACTCGTATCGATACTTTGGCAGGTGGTCAAAATACTTCTGCAATTGAAGACGTAGAATATATTCAAAAAAAATTATTTGCTGCCCTTAAAATTCCAAAAGCTTACCTAGGTTATGATGAAGAAATTGGTAGTAAATCTACATTGGCGCAAGAAGATATTCGTTTTAGTCGAACCATTCAACGTATTCAAAAAACTGTTTTGGCAGAATTAAATAAACTAGCGATGATTCATCTCTATTCACATGGTTATAGTGAAGAAGATTTATTGGATTTCGAAATCAAATTATCAAATCCATCCAGTATTGCTCAACAACAAAAATTAGAATTAATTCGTACAAAGTTTGATATTGCATCATCAGTACCTGAAGGATTGGTTGATTCTGAATGGGTATCTAAAAATATTATGGAATTTAATGATGATGAAATTGCACGTATTAAAAGAGGAAAAATTAAAGACAAACTGGAAGGTCTTAAACTTGAAGCTGTTACATTACCTGGTAGCAATGACAATCAGGTTGAAGGCGGTGGCGGTGAAGGTGGCGGCGGTGGTGGCGGTGATATGGGTGGTGCAGAAGATATGGGTGGTGGTGCAGGTGGTGGTGAAGGTGAAGCAGCGATGGGAGGAGGAGGATTGGCAGATTTATTCTCAGGTGATATGAAATTAGGCACAATTTTAGCTGAAGATGATGAAGATAAAGATGATGTGTTATCTGATGATAATCAATTCTCTGATGGGGGTGATTTTCATGAAGAAGATAATCCCAGAAAGAAGATCGATGTTGTTCCATCAAAGATGTATAAAAATCAAAAATATCGTAATGAAAAATTAAAAAATCATGGATCTAATTCAACATATGGTAGAGATCCAGATGGTAGTTCTTTTATTAAAAATTCAGCTGCAAGTTTGAGTAATAAGTCTAATTATTTAAATAACGCAGGTGATTCAAGTCGTAGTTTAATACCTGATCCACCTGGGTCAGATGATTTAGGATTTGATAGTAAACCTATTTCTGTTAGTCCAAAACAATCAAATGAAAATCAAATGAAAAAAATATTTGATTCAATGAATAGAAACTTTGGATATAAATTTGCGAATAATAAAAATAAAAGTCCGAATTTATTAAATGAAGATGCAGAAATGATAATTATTGATAATGAAGATATTGGAGAGGATTAATAATGAAGAATAGAAGCCACAATAAAAAAAGAAATGTCGGCATCATATATGAACAGTTAATAAACCATATGTGTCAATGTGTGATTAAAAATGACGAAAGTGGTATTATCAAATCAAAAGGTATTATTAAAGAAAATTTTAAAAAAACATCACAGTTACATCGTGAATTAAAATTTTTTAATGCTTTAATCCAAACAAGAGGTATTGAAGCAAGCCTTGCAACAAGTATTATACAGGAAGCTAAAAGAGCTTGCCAAAAACATTTTTCAGATGATCTTTTGGAGAGAGAAAAGTCACATTTAATTAAAGAATTAAATTATTCTTTTGGTAAAGGTAATATTTTTGAAAGCAAAATTAAAAACTATAAAATTTTAGCAACTGTTCAAACATTATTAAACGAATGGAGAAAAGGTTCACAATCTGATTTTCAAATCACAACTGAATATGAACGTCAACTTCATGAATGGATGACAACAAAAGAAGAAGAAGTTATTGTTGAAACAAATTTGGTATCACCTGATATCGATGAATTAACATTCAGATTAATGAATGAAAAATTCAATAAGAAATATGATAAATTATTAAATAACGATCAAAAAAGAATTATTAAACTCTTTGTGGAAAGTAAATCACTTGAAAACGAGAGTGAATTAATTGATCTTTTTGAAGAAATTAAATTAAAATCAACAAAATTATTAGAAAATTATCGATGCGATAATCAAATGCTATCTGAGAGTTATGATATTGTCAAACACAAAATAAAAAATGTTAAAACTCAAGAAATAACCGAAGAAAATGTTAAAAGATTTTTAACTTTATGTAAATTAAACGAAGAATTAAAAGGTGATGATAAATGAGCAGACTATTAACAGAATGGATCGCTTTTGAATATGATAAAAAAATAATTCAAGAAGCAAAAATTGGCGGAGGTCCACTAATCATGAAAGGAATACTCCAAAAATCAGATACTCTTAACCAAAACGGCAGAGTTTATCCCCGCGTAATTCTTGAAAGAGAAGTTAGAAATTATCAAAAATTCATCAAAGAAAATAGAGCATTAGGCGAATTAGATCACCCAGATTCCTCAGTCGTTGAATTAAAAAATGCCTCACATATTATTCGTGAAGCGCATATGGAAGGCAACATTTGTTACGGAACAGTTGAAATATTAAATACACCTGCAGGTAAAATTCTACAATCATTGGTTGAAAGCGGCGTCACCTTAGGTATTTCTTCTCGAGGTGTAGGCTCAACACAACCCCAAGGTGAATTACAAATTGTGCAAGATGATTTTCAATTAATTTGTTGGGATTTCGTCTCTGAACCATCTACACCTGGGGCTTTTATGATGAAAGAAGGAAAAGAAATTTCTTCACGACAATTACATGAAATAAACTCATCATTTTTTAACAAAAGTGATAGATTATATAGAATTTTTAATGAAATAGGAGACTGGAAATAAAATGGCAAACGAACAACAAATGCAAGCTGATGCGCTTAAAGAACACAACCACAGATGGCCTTCACCCAATCATAATTTTGTACCTGAATATCAACAATCAGGTATTCCATTTGCAAAAAAAGTTAATTCGAACTCAGAAGTAGAATTCCCATCAGTTACAAGATGGATTTCAATATCATGTGCAACTGATTGTTATATTAATTTTAAGCAAGAAAAACCTGGAAATGTTATAGGAAATGATTTTTCATTTTATATTCCTGCTAAAACAGTTACACGTTTTGAATTGAAATGCAAAAAAATAAATGTTGAATCTGTTGCTATTGGTGGTGTTGATAATTCTGTTTATATTTTAGCAGGTTTAACAAATGTTCCAACAAGAAATTTCCCAGATCAAACAGCAGCGAATGGATTTTCAGTGTAATTATGAAATTAGGATACGATGATTTAAAAGAATTAGTTAAAGAAGCGCTTGTTGAAATTCTGCAAGAAGGTTTAGGTAATTTATTATTATCTGATACACGAGTTAACAGAGATGTCGCAGATAATCATGATGATGAAGAAATTGAAGATACAGTTTCAGTTGCGAAACAAAATCAAACAGCTCGACAGGTATCAGCACCTTTTACTAAATCAAGTCAAGCGCCTCAAAAACAACACAAGACCAATGAATCACAAAATCGTGGTCAGCAAACATTGACATCCATGTATGAAGCTAAAACTTTACATAAAATGGGTGAACAATTATCTAAACAAAAAGCTACACAAACTGGAAAAAGCGGTTTAATTGGTAAAAATACAATCAAGTCAATTACTGATGATCCGTTAATGGCTTCAATTTTTGCAGATACAGCAAAAACAACTTTGCAAGAACAAACCAAGGCTGAAAGTTCAAATATTGGTTTACAACGTGGGCATGATCGTGCTGCGCAAATTGCTGCAGAAAATGATCCAATGGATTTATTTGATGAAAATGTATCTTCAAATTGGGAAAATTTGGCTTTTGGTCCCACCAATCCTGCAAAAAAGTAACTTATAACTAAAAAATTTATTAAAATCTAATATAGAATAATAATTATTAAGAAAACAATAAACATTTATTTTATAGGAGATAATATGTCAACCAAAAGATTAACAGATGATGTTTTACGTCAAATGATTGCTCAAGAAAAAAGACGTTTGGTCGAAACATTAGAATTGCAATTAAAAAGACCTGAAGATGCTCATAAAAAAGCACGCGAAATAAAGGCTGATGATTATGCAAACACATTAAGCACAAAAATTAATCATTATAATGCAATGAAATTACATGAAGCTGAATTGCTTAAACAATATATGAAACTTCGTGAAGCCCGTGAATTACTTAAATCACAACTTCTTAAGGCGCTTAAGTAAAATTTTTTCTTTTCATTCTTTTTAACAATACTATTTAATTTTTGTGATATACTTATTATTAAAATAAAACTTTAGGAGTGTAATTTATGAAAAGAAATACTTATCCTGTCGCCGAAAATGCACAAGCAGTAGCATATCGTGAAATATTTAAAGATGACACAAAAGTTGGACGTGTAAAAGGAATTAATAATTCCCCTAATTTAGTTTCTCTATTTCCAAATTCACCTTTTAATACAGGTGGAATAGAAAATGATCGTGGAAATTTGTTGGATTCTGAAACAACAACAGGACCATTGACTAATGATTTAATTGCTAAAATGTTTCAAGCTGTAATAGATGGTAAACATGAGTTTGATGAAGTTACTAACGAGATTTTTAGAGTTACACCACATGTTACAAAAAGTAACGAGCCCGGTCATAATTACAATTGGTTGTATCGAGACACACGTATGGATATGAATTTTAAATATTTAGATGAAGCTGGTAATTCAAATTCACCTAATGCTGACACGGCGCCTGTTGGTTCAAATGCACCAATTCCTGATAATCTAGCGCCTAGTGATCATCCATTTTGGGGTCATGCAAATTTAAATGTACCTTCGGTTAATTGGAATGAACCACGTGGCAGTCATTTTAAAGACGGAAAAGGTATACCACAATTACAAAGAGGTTCAGGCGGTTTTGGAACAGTATATACTGTGTCAAATAAAGCATTTGCTGCTCAAGAAAAAATTGGATTTTACTTTACAAATTCCTATATCGATGCAAAAGTTGCGGGTACAGAAACAGCTCCTTTAGATAGAATGAATAAAACAACAGGTGTCAATGGTAAATCTATTAAAGATGATTCAAATACAATTGCTGATAATAATAGCAACTTATATCAAAATATTGATAAAGAATTTAACTGAGTGTTATAAAGTTATAAAGAAAGTATAAAAAATGCAAAGTGTAGGAACAGGTATACAGTCTGGAACAAGTTTAGGTTCAGGATTTTCTTCAAGACCTGATCCTTCACCACGTAAAATAGGAATAGGCAACCCTAGAACTTTAGGGGGTTCAACTGCAGGAATATATAAAACGTCAGAAAGAAGTCAATATGATCAACCTGACGCGTACGATGAAGATGTTGATGAAGAAGATATTGATGTTGCAAAAAGAAATATTCCTATCTCGAATATTGATGGTGTTCGTTCTGCGACAGATTCAATGTCTAGAATTGGAACAAAAGCGCAAACAAACCAGGCAACAGCTGGCGGTATCGGTTCTTACGCTGGTGCAGTTGGTCCGATTGGTGAGAGTATTTTACGTAGTTATATTTATGAAATGATATTATCTGAAAATTCTATTGCACGTGTTTATGGATATAATTCTTTGGGTATTGGCAATCAGACAGCAGCTAAGAATTTAGGAAGTCGTAAAGGTGGTCCTCTTGTAGGAAATAATTTTAATGCTAATGGTGGAATTGTAAGAAATCGTAGTAATGGGCAATCTCGATTTGGTATGCAACAACATTCAGGTGAAAGAACAGGTAATCCAGCCAAATGGGTGAATGGTATTTCTCCAATACAGCAACCGTCGTTGGAAGATGAAAATTTAGGTGAAATTACGCATGTGATTGATGATAATCAAAGAGAAGAAGAGGGAATTGGGCAGTCAACGTATGAATTATTTACAAATTCAGTTGAAAATCGTGATACAAATACAATTGGTTTAAGACGTCATCGAGAGCAAAGAATAAAAAGTAAGAATAAATAATACTTTACAATTAATATATAATTATTAAATAAAAAGATGAGATGTTATGAGTTTAATTAAAAGTAGTACTCTTAGAAAACTAATTAAAGAAGCTGTAATTAAGCATTTATTGAGTGAAATTAAAAAAGAAGATAAGCCAGATGATGATTGTAAAGATTGTGATAAACCTGTGTCTAAATCATCAAAAAGTTCAAAAACAATTGGTAAAAAGCCTTATCGCGGTCAGAAAGTTGATCCAATGTCATTACATAAAATATCAGGAACATCAACAAAAAAAGCAAAAGCAAAATCTTCTGTATCAAATACGAAAAGTAAAACAAGTGATGATGACGAGCCTAAAGAAATGAGAAAATTTGGTTCGCATTATGATGATGAGGCTTATGATTTGGAAGAATCTGATTATGAGCATGAAGAAGCAGAAGATGAATTTGAAGATTAATTTGTTTTATATAATATATTTTGATAAATAAATTGATAAATATAAATAAAATATTAAATGAAAGAAAAAGACATGACTAGTAGTTTATTTAATGAAGCATTAAATGACGCTAAAGCAATTCGCGCAGCGGCTGAAGAACGTGCTAAGCAACAGTTATTAGAAACAATGTCACCTAAATTAAAAAAAATTGTTGAAAATACAATTAATCAACAGATGGGTCTATTTGAAGAAGAAAGTGATGATATCGATTTAGATAATCTCGAGCAAGAGTTAGCTGATGAGACTGAATCAACATCGTCAACAGCATCTTCAACTAGTCAAATGTCTGAGGATGATGATCTAGGTGAAATTGATTTAAATGAAGAAGAAGTTGAAGAATGTGGTCAAAATTATTCAATGGAAAGTGATGAACCTTACGATCGAAAAGTAAACGAATCAGCCAAAGAAGTTTTAAACATTCTTTTAACCAAAGATGTAATAAAAAGAAATTTACAAAAAGAAGTAAAAGCTTTTGAAAAAGAAGTAAAATTACTAAAAAATATGTTTGTAATGATTGAAAATCACAAAGTTGATAATAAAACTGTTAAAAAAGTTGATCAAACATTATTAAAATTAGTTGAAAATTCAAAAAATATCGCCAGTAACGATATAATTAAAAATCAAACCCAAATTAAACTACAATTTAGCAATGCGTTGCAGGAGTTAAACCAAATGACAAGAAGAAGAAATAACATTTTAGCTGAAAATTATGCTAGCTTAGCACGTCGTTCTAGACGTCTTTTTGAAGCTGAAGGTGATGAAGAAGAAACAGACGATTTATCAGATGTTCCTGCTTTAGATGATGAAAGTCCCGAAATGGATGACGAAATGGATATGGGCGCCGATATGGATTCTAAGTTTGAAGAATCTGATCCTGAAACCTTAGAACGTATTGCCAATCAAATTAGACAAATGTTAAACGGCGAAGGTGGCGATGAAGAAGGTATGGAAGATATAGGCGATGAAGAAGGTATGGAAGATATGGGCGATGAAGAAGAAGAAAAAAGCCCTAAGACTGAATGGGCTAGACGTCGCGGTCGTTTATTTGCAGAATCCGATGATTTAGAAGAAGTTGAAGATTTAGAAGAACAAGAATATTGTGAAGATGATATGCCAGAAATGCAAACAGAATCAGATTATTTCTTTGAAGCCGATAGGAAAGAAACTGCAGCTCAGAAAAAAGCACGTTTAGCTAAGGAAAAAGCAGCAGCTGAAAAGAAGAAGAATGAAAAGAAGAAGACAACTGAATCTCAGCGTCGTGGTGGTGATGTCTTCTTGGAAATTGATGAAAACATGTTGAAGCGTGAAATTTCTCGTATGAAGAAACTTCGTGAAGGTGATGCTGAAGATATGATTTCTCATTTTGGTGGTGCTAAGAGTGAAGGGGAACCATTCTTGGATTTCGATGATAGTGACTTAAATGGTAATGTAGATAATTTAGGAAGTTTTCCTTCAAAGGGTGGACGTTTAAAAGAAGGTCGCTCTTACAATAGCAACGGACAAACCAGATTGCTCGAAGGTAAAGTTCAAAATTACAGAAAAGCATTAACCGGTATGAAAAATCAACTTAGCGAAATGACTTTGTTCAATGCAAAGTTATTGTATGCTAACAAACTTATGCAAAATCGTGATCTTACAAACTCACAACAACGTCATATTGTTGAAAGTTTAGATCAAGCTAAAAACCTTCGTGAAGCCCAACTTCTTTTCGAAGGTCTTAGCAAGAGCTTAACAAAGGGAACAGGTCGTTCTGGTTCTCTTAACGAAAGCGCAAGTCGCCGAATCGCCGGTGGTTCAAGCAGATCAACTTCTAGTGCACAATCAGCACAAAATAGAATTGAAACAGACCGCTGGGCAATCTTGGCTGGTATCAAGAAATAAAAAAAGAATTAGTGAACGAAAAAAAGTTTTAAAACTGATATTCTAGAGTATATTTAGTTTTAAAAAGAAAAAAACATCAGGAGAAATAAAAAATTATGTCAAGTTATACACTACAATCACTCACCGAAGGCATCAGACAACGCCACGTCGGTGTACAAAATAAAAGATTAGTCGAAAAGTGGGCACGTACAGGTCTTCTCAGAGGTCTCAACGATGTAAATCGTGAAAATATGTCTCAACTTCTAGAAAACCAAGCCTCACAACTCCTCCGCGAATCAAATACCCTCGGTAACGATGCTGTTAAAGGTTTCACCTCTATCGCTTTCCCCATC